CCATTCGCCGACCTCGGTGATCAGGTAGATGGGAAGCTGATACTCTTTGCCGTCGAGCACAGCGATCACGCGCTTTGACAACACGCGCGTCAACGCTTGGCGCTGCCCGGTGGGCTCGCCTTCGCGATCGATCCCGCCGTCAATGAATTTGACGACGTGAGGGTCTTTGATACTGCGGAGCTTAATCGTTCGCTTCACGTGTGCGCCTCGGTTGAGGGGTAGAAAAGAAGCAGAGGGGGCCGGGCGGCCCCCTCTGCTTCGTCAACGGTCTCAGGTCTTGTCGTAGATGATCTTAACGCCGTGCTCGTCGGTGTGCTCACCGACAGCCCAGCACCAGCGACCGATGGCAAGAAGCGAATCCGTGCCCAGGTCGTACTGGAAACCGAGCGACGGCTCAAACCGCTCAGTCAGCTCGGCAAATCCGCGCACACTGCCAGGGGCGCCAGTTTCGCCGCGGCCAGCAACAATCAAAGCACCGACGCGGTCAGCGTCGCCAGCGTTAGCCGTCGCCATCACGTCCTTGTTGCCGGCGTAGATTGGAATCCCGGCAAAGCTGCCGCGGAGGCCGTTGCGCGACACGTCGGGCCTATGATTAAAAAACGCCACGTCGCCCGCACCGTTGCCGGTGAAGATCGACGACAGCGCGGCGCCCGTGCCACCAGCGGCCAGCGCGCGGAGGTCGGCGATACCGACTTCGTCGAGCACGAAAACCATGTCTTCGCTAGCCGGGTTGTTGTCCAGCAGCTTCAACATGCTATCGAGCAACGTGGCGAACGACAGCGGCGCAGCGGTGGGGTTGGCGCCCGAGGACGACGCCGACTCCGACAGGCCCGAGAAGAGCGCCAGCGCGTCAGTTTCGGCGCGCAGGTAGTGAGCCTCAAGGATCTCGGTCATCGCATCGCGCACCAGCGGCAGCGCGGCGGCGTTGTTGCCGTTGATGGCGGCGATCACCTGTGCGCGAGCGACGCCGGGCAAAGCGAGCTCGATCGCGTCGCTGGTGAGCTCAACGCCCTGCACCTTCGTCGTGGGCGTGATCGTGATGTTGTTCGCCACGCCGAGCGCGACGGCTGAAGACGTGAAGTCGACGCCCTCGTTATCGTCGACAGCCGCGGCGATTGCGGTCTTCTTGCGGATTTTGCGGTTCTTCGTCGCACGGCCCGAAATGTCGGCCATGTTAAGGAAGGGCACCAGCACGTACTTGCCGCGAAGCGGGTCAAGCGCGATCTGCGACATGACCTCGGTGAGCAACCAGTTGGCGACGGTCGTGGAAGTGGTTTGAGCCATGACGTGATCCTTTCAGGCGCGTTGAGCGCGTTAGGCGTTCGGCGCCTTGGTCGGGCGGGCAGAAAACCGCCCGACGCCAAGGGAAGTGCTGCCGGCACGCTTGCCAAGCAGCGAGGTGAAAAACTGCGACACGGCGCCAGGGTCGCGCGCCTTGATTTCGGCAAGTCGCTTGCCCGTCGGGTCGGCCAGCGCGGCCTCGACGTCGACGACGGTAACCGCGGGCGGCGCGCCAAGCGCGGGCGGCGAGGAGACTGACTTGGCCGGCGCCGTCGACCCACCAGCCGAACGGAACGCGGCGAGGACCTTGGCCTTCGCGTCGACGCCGCTCGCGTCAGCGTACAGCGCGCGCACGGCCTCGGGCAGCGCGTGCGCTTCAGCGTCCAGGCGCTTGGCCTCCGACTCTTCATGCGCCCGCCACCGCTGCGCCAGCGGCTCCAGCCCCTCAAGCTCGGCCAAGCGCGACTTGGCCGCGTCGAGCGCCTTCGCCAGTTCGCCGGCCTTCTCCGCCTCCTCCTGCGCGCGCTTGCGCGCGTCGCGGTCGGCCTTGCGCGCGGCGGCGCCCTCGGCCTTCAGCGCGGCCAGTTCGGCAGCAGCGGCGCGCAGTGCCGCAAGGTCCTCGACGGCGTCGACGGCAGGCGCAACGTTGTTCGCGGCATCGGCCGCGGCGGTGGTGGAAGGCGCGCCCTCGAGGGCGGAGGTGGTCGTCATAAATTCGATCCTACAGCGGTCGTTATGTAAGCGCAACGCGCGCGGCTAGCGCCACATGATTTTGCGGATTTCATCGAAAAGCATCTTGGTCTCTTCCGGCGTTAACCCCAAGAACGGCCGCGCGGGCAGCTTGCTTGTCCCATAATGCAGATAGTGTGCGAGAATGTTGTGTTGCGGTCCTCGACGTCCGGTGTCGATCTTGCGCGCGCCAGCTTGTTCGTATGCCAGCGACTTTTGCATCGCCTTGCCTTCTTTGCGCGTGAGCGTGCGATAGACGGCCTGCTGCCCGAATCGGCCTTCGACAAGGCCCGCTTGCCGCAGTGCGCGACGCTCGGAGGGTGCGCGGTATTGCGGCGACGTGCCGGTGTCGGGCGCGATGGTGATCACGACACGATTGCCGGTGACTTCGGCGCCGCGCGCCTTGATCGAATTGATCATGCCGCCGCTCATTCGCAAGTCAACAGTCAGGTCTTCGCCCATGCGCTTGAGTTGGCGCAGATATCGACGCGAATAGGCCGCGAATTGCCGGCCATTCATGTCGACGCCACGGCCCGTTCGACGAATGATGTTACCAGGTACCGCAGCCTTAATCAGCGCGGCGATGCCGGGGCCATTGAAGCGCGGGATCTTCGGGCTCTTGGTGACGGTGATGCCTCCCATGTCACCCCTCCTGCTGTCGACGTAGATCGTCGGTGATGTCGCGCGCGGGCGTCGTCGACGTGTCGTAGATGCTGTAGCCCTCGGACAACGCAGCAGCGATGAACGTCGGCGCCCACGAATGTCGGCAGTTGTAGCCGCCGCAGAAGCTCTCAACGTCGAGGCCCTGCCCGTTGTCCATGCGCGCCGGGTCGGTCACGGCCTTGCCCACCCATTGCGCGCAAAACGGGCGATTCTTGCCGTCACGCGGCCCGACGTAGACGTACACAAGCGGGATGCCCTCGTCCTCGACGATGGCGGCTTCCGCCATGACAGCACGGCGACCGACAGCCATGATCGCGGCGTCGACTGCGGCCTGCGCCTGCGCGTAGGTGCTGCGCATCTTGATCGACACGTCGGCGACAATGTCGCCCAGCGACCCGCCCGACGTGACACCGCGCGCGACGGCGGCGCGGATCTCGCGCTCGGCGCCGGCAAAGACCTTGACGACGTCGGCCGCTTGGCGGCTCACGATCTGGTCTAGCTCGGCTCTGACGTCGAGGGATAGCGTTGATGGAGGTGCACCAAGGACCGCTTCAACCGCCGCAAGAGCACGTTCCCCCGCCACGCTGATCGCATCCTCGCCAGCCTGTGCCAGCCGATCCGAGATCTGCCGGTACACGGCGACGGCAGTCTGTCCTTGACGTCTGACAAGCGAGTCTTCCCCGTCTTCGGTGTTCAGTTTAAGCAAGATGCGCAACAGGTCACGATCGACCGCTTCCTGCGCCGCGCGCAAGTCTTCGATCGCACCATCAGCGACCGGCCCGGCGAGGTCGGCGCCGCTCATTCACCCTCACGACGTGCGCCCGCGCTCGTCTCACGCACCGACGTAAACGGCGACGCGGTGACGGTGACGCGCGCGAGACGATCGGCGGGCGCCAGCGCGCCGCGTGCTTCGGCAAGGTAGGCGAGCGCCGCGGCCCGGTCAGTCGACAGCCCGAGGATCACGCGCGCGTCAGCCTCGTCGATGATTTTGGCGGCCAGCAAGTCAAGCACGCGCTGTGTCTTCGCCGCGTCGTCCTCATAGACCTTCATCGTGCCCAGCGTGACCGACGGCGACACGCCGTCAAACGACGCGGGCGCTTCGGGTGAAAAGTGCGCCAGCACGTCGAGCACGATCGGGAGAAGTTCGCTTTCCTCGAAGTCGACGAAGATCGGGCGCGCTTCGGCGATGCGCTGATCGTGCGGCGCGTTCGCGATCAGGCGCGACACGCCCGACTGTGGCGCCCCAGGTTCGACGGCGTAAGCGTCGGGCGAGTTGCCACGCGACACGCCGAGCTCTTGCAGGTCGCGCGACGCGCTGACCTGAATTGCGGCGTGGTCCGCGCTCGGCGTCAAGTATTGCAGCACCTCGCCACTGCCGACGTGGATCACGGCGTCGGGGCCGCCCACTAGTTCGCTCGTCTCGCGCATCGTCCCGCTGTAGACGGCCTGCGCGTGCGCCTGCATGTTGATCACGTGCTGGCGGTTCGACCGCACCACGTTCAGGTTGTCGACGTTGACCGCCACGTCGCGGTCAGGCCCCGGCCACCATCCACCGTTGCCCGGCTCGGTGCGCAGGAACGCGACGGGCAGAATGCCAGGATACGACTCCGACGCCGTCTGCACCTTGCCGTCTTCACTCACGCGACGGTGCGACCACGGCGAGAACGACGCCACGTTGCCCTGCGCGTCCTCGACGAATTCACGCGACCACACCCACCACGTCGGCGACGACGTCGATTTCTGCTCAGTCGCCTGACGAAGCGCGACGAACCAAAACGCCTCGTCCTCGTCGGGCGCCGACGGATGCGCGATGGTGACGACGTCGTGTGGCCAGTAGATATGCGCGACCGGCTCTTGCTCGTCGGCGACCTTGCGCCAGCCGACGAGCACCGCGGCCGCGCGCACGCCCGTAGCACATCGGCGCTCGACCTCAGGCATCACGACGTCAAGGGCGAGGTCCTCGAGCGCATCGGCAAATGCGATCGCGCGCGGGTCGTCGTCGGCAAGCTGCTCGCCTGTGGCGTCGTCGACGAGCACGCGCTGTGCTGGCGTCATATAGACGCCGCTGTCTTGGCGCGCGAAGAAGCGCAACCAATTGACCGGGTCGACGGGCATCTTCTCGCCGGTGCGAGGGTACGCCTTGCGCAGCGCCTCGCGCACGATCACCTGCTGATCGCCCGAGTATCGGCGCGCCAGCCCTGACACGACGGCGTCGTAATCGGCGGCGCGCTGGCGTCGGCCGAGCGTTAGCAGGTCGGACAGTTGGTCCGGCGACCACGCCCCAGCGTCTTGGCGGATCTGCTCGATCA